ATGAAGTATATGAAATCTAATCTTATGAATCCAGCTCCAAAGTATATGACAGACGATAGAAGATACTTTTAAATTATATGGCACGTTCACAACCTTATACTGTTGCATGTAACGGTGGCTTAGTTAAATCAGCTAACTCAGTTGATTTGCTTAAGACTCCCGGAGTTGCAAGAGAACTTAGAAACTTTGAAGTCTCTATAGAAGGTGGATATAGACGTATCAATGGTTTTGAAAAGTTTGGTGGTGAGAGTGCTACACAACCTACAGGAAGTGCTACTCAAATTTTTGGAGTTGTGCCTTATGCTGATGGTGTTATAGCTTGTACTAATAACGCTATTTATTTTAGCCAAGATGGAATTACATGGTTACAAATAAATAAACTATCTGCTGGTGGTGGAGATGATTACGCAACCTTTACAGCTAAAGCAGCTTCTGTAAGAACTGGGCAAAGTCAATGTACTTTTGCATTGTTTGAAGGTGCTGGTCAAGATTACGGTAGAATAATGATAGCCGATAATTCCACTAAAGACATTTTTGTTTTTAGAATGGAAGGTACTGGAGCTTTAAATACTAGGACATTTTTTACAAATGAAATAAATCCTAATGGAGCTAATACTCCTGTACAATATATTACAGCACACGACCATCATTTAATTGCTGCTGGTGTAGAAGGAAACGAAACTACCGTCTACTACAGTGTACATAATGGTCCAGAAGACTTTACTGGTGTTGGTTCAGGTTCTGTTACTATTACAGATAAGATTGTAGGAATTAAAGGATTCCGTGCAGACTTAATAGTTTTTTGTGAAAATAGTATTCACAAGCTTATTAACATTGATGATAGTCAAACGGTAGCCATTGTATCTATTGCTGAAAACATTGGATGTTTAAGTGGTTACAGTATACAGGAGATAGGCGGTGACTTAGTATTTCTTGCACCGGATGGTATAAGAACAGTTGCTGGTACTGCAAGAATTGGAGATACCGAACTTGGTACAGTTTCAAAAGCTATACAGCCTTTGATAAATGACTTAGCTAGGAATGTTAATGACTATGTTATCAGTAGTATGGTACATAGAGATAAGTCACAATACAGATTATTTTATACAGATACCACTAAAAATAAAAGTGAACAAAGAGGTATCATAGGAACACTAAGACCGGATGGGTTTCAGTGGTCAGAAACAAGAGGAATAGAAGTAACAGAAATAGGAACAGAATTTAATGAAGCGGGAGTCGAAGAACATTTTCATGGAGATACTGATGGTTATGTTTATTTACATGATTCAGGTAACGACTTTGATGGCTCTAACATCTTAGCAAGATATGCTACACCTGATTATGATTATGGTGATTTAGGAACTTTAAAAACTTTACACTATTTAAAAGTTTCTGCAAGTGCTGAAGGTGTTGTAGAACCTGATGTACAAGTTAGATTTGAATATGGTAATACGGATATACCGCAACCACCAGAGTTATTTGACTTAGGAACAATAGACCCACCATCTATATTTGGTGATGCTTTATTTGGTACTAACGTCTTTGGTGGAGCAGAAAATCCTATGATTAGAGTAGCACTACAGGGAAGTGGAACCAGTAATAATTTTACATTTATAAGTGAAGATAACAAACCTCCATATACAATTAATGGATTATATGTAGACTTTATACCTTCAGGCAGGAGATAAAAACAAATGGCAATAACAAAAGTTACAAGTGGATTAATATCAGCAGATGCTTCATCTATTGATTTAAATATAGATGCAGGTACATTGTATCTTGATGTTAGTGAGAATAGAGTTGGAATTGGAACGACTAGTCCAAATGGTAAGCTAACTATTTCAAATAGTGGTGCAGGTGGGTTTGAATTTACACCTGATACTACTGCTTTTAGTATTGCTAACTCAAACTATATAGCTTCTTATGATAGAAGTGCATCTGCTTATAGAGATATAGTATTTGATTTAGGTGGTGCAGAAAATCAATCTGTTAGATTTAAGGCAGGTGGCAACGTTGGAATTGGAACGAGTACAATTAGACTTAGTGAAAAATTGCACGTTCTAGGTCAAGGTATTGTTACTTCAAGTGCTGAAGATACAAATATGGGATTATTTGGAACTTTTGGCACTTCAACACAAATTATTGGTGCGTTTAATAATATTCCTGTAATATTTCGTCAGAATAATACAGAAAGAATGCGTATTGATGCTTCAGGCAACGTCATTACAGGCTCAACTACTGCAAACGCTTCTGATGCTGTAACACTTAGACAAGACGGAACTGCTCATGTTAATAATGTTCAAGTAGCAAATGGTGGTGGTTCTGCTGGTGGAATAACACCATCAATTTACTCTCCTAATTCTGCAACATTAGCTATATCTGCTAATTCAACAGAAAGAGTGCGTATTGATGGTGTAGGCAGCTTTTTGGTGGGTACTACTTCTTCTGTTAACTCTGCCAAAATGTCAGTTAACGGCAATGTAACAACATTTGTTATTCACCCTGCTGTTGATGATTTGTTTGATTGTGGACATCCTTCTTACAGATGGGATGACATTAGAGCCACCAACGGCACTATACAGACATCTGACAGAAACGACAAGCAAGACATAGAATCTTTATCAGATGCAGAAACTAGAGTAGCTGTTGCAGCTAAAGGACTATTAAGAAAGTTCAGATGGCAGTCTGCTGTTGAAGAAAAAGGTGATGAAGCTAGAGTTCACTTTGGAATCATAGCTCAAGATTTACAAGATGCTTTTACTGCTGAAGGATTAGATGCAGGTGACTATGCTATGTTTATTAGTGACACTTGGACTAATGATGATGGAGTAGAACAAACTAGGTTAGGAGTTAGATATTCTGAACTTCTAGCATTTATTATTGCAGCAATTTAATAAAGGAGAATAAAAATGGCGAATACATACACATGGGACTGTAAAACAGTTGATACTTACCCAAACCACGATGGACATTCTGATGTCGTTTATGTGGTTCATTGGCGATTAAACGCAGAGAGCGATCAGCAAGATTCTGAAGGTAATAACTATTCAGCTTCTGTTTATGGTACTCACAGCGTTAATGCAGATGATATATCTAACTTTATACCATTCGCAGATCTTACCAATGACATAGTAACTGGTTGGGTTACATCTGGTATGGGTGATGAAGAAGTTGCTAATCTTAAATCAGGATTAGACAGCAACATTGATGGCCAAATCAACCCTACATCTGTTACTAAAACTATAGGTTAAACAATGGCACTATTGCCTGTAACTCCGCCAGCTGGCATAGTCAAAAACGGAACTGACTATGCTAACAAAGGTCGTTGGGTTGACGGCAATCTTGTGCGTTTTGAAAATGGATTTCTTAAACCTATTGGTGGTTGGACTAAACTAAGAAACACAGCACTTGATGGTGAACCTATAGGTATGTATGCCTATAAAGATAATCTTGGTGAATCCATACTAGCCGTAGGTACAAGACAAAAGGTATATGTCTTATACGACAATACTTGGACTGATATAACACCAACAGGCTTTGTAAGTGACGCTGATAACGATCCTCTTGGTTACGGTGCATACCACTATAACGTAGAAGATTACGGTGATGCTAGAAGCCAATCTGGACTACCTCTTGCTTCAGGTCATTTCTCCTTTGATAACTGGGGTGAAGATTTAGTCTTTTGTTTTTCTGGTGACGGTAAAATCTATAAGTGGCAGCCAGACTCTTCAGGTGGTTCACCCGATACCATTGGTACAGTCGTAACAAACGCTCCTACAGGCTGTCAGGCTGTTCTAGTAACTAATGAAAGGCATTTAGTTGCAATAGGTTCTAGTGGAGACCCTAGAAGAATTGCATGGAGTGATAGAGAAGATAGAAACACCTGGACATCTAAAGCTACTAATACAGCAGGTGATGTGCAAATACCAACAGGTGGTCGTGCGTTATTAGGCGTTAAATATCAAAACGATGTCATAGTCTTTAGTGATACTGGTATAGATAGAATGAGCTATGTAGGCTCGCCTTTTGTTTATGGTATAACCGCAGCAGGTGCAAACTGTAAAGCAGTCAGTAGAAGATCAGTCGTGCAAACAGGAAACTTTCTTGCGTGGATGGGTGAAAACTCATTCTTTGTTTATGATGGTGTTGTAAGAGAAATCAAATGCGATGTGCATGATTATGTATATGACAATCTAAACATACAAGGCAGGCAAGCGTGCTGGGGTGGACATAATTCTAACTTCAACGAAATATGGTGGGGTTTTCCTGTGGGTGATGGACAATACACACCAAACAAATACGTAATCTGGAATTACTTAGAAAACACTTGGTCTATAGGTTCTTTAGATAGAGGCTGTTGGATTGACCAAGGTGCGTTTAATTATCCTATTGCTGGTGATTCAAACGGTTTTGTATACGAACACGAATCAACCACATTATCTAATTCACCAAACCTAAATAGTGACGTTCCATTTTGTACAAGCGGTCCAATAGAATTAGGTAACGGTGATAACTATGTGCAATGTAATCAGATTATCCCAGACGAGGAAGCAAACACATTACCAGGTGTAACAATAAGTTTTAAAGGTAAGTTTACCCCGCTAGGTAGCGAAACAGACTTTGGTAGTTTTACCTTTGAAAATGATGGATATACCGATGCTAGGTTTACAGCAAGACAAGTACAAATGACTGTAACAGGTAGCACTAACCAAGATTTCCAAGTTGGTAATATAAGATTAAATGTAAGAACCAGAGGTAAAAGATAATGGATTTATCCTCACAAAGACAGTATATACAAAGAGCTGAATCAGCGCATGAAATACTTACCACTACAGATTTAACAACATTATATACTTCTCCAAGTGGAGATGATTTTAGTTTTTCAATTGTTGAATCTATATTGGTTTGTGACCATGATAATCAACAAACCAATATAACAGTTACTGTAACACATGATGCTACTACTTATACTTTATTCAAAGAATTTACTATTACTGCTTACAATACTGAAGAATTATTAACTAGAAGTTTAATAATACACCAAGGCGATGCAATAAAAATACAAGCAGATCGTGCTGGTAATTTAACTGTTTATGCGAGTATCGTAGAATATGCAAAAGGTGACTAATAAGGTAGTTGACATAAACCAAGCGAAAAAAGAACCTTGGGAAATTGAATGGGAAAGGTGTAAACCTTATATAGCAAAAGCTGTAAAGTATCAAGATTCCTATACAATTGACGATATAGAAGATAAAATAAGACATGGTATATTCCATTTATGGCCAGGCAAAAAGTCTGCATACATAACAGAATTTGTAATATATCCACAAGTTAAAGCAATGAATCTATTATTTTGTGGTGGTGATTACGAAGAACTAGAAGAAATGCTACCATCAATAGAAGCGTTTGCAAAAGCCGCAGGTATTAAAAGATTATACGGTGGCGGTAGAAAAGGATGGATTAGAAAGATAAAACATCTAGGATTTGAGACAGAACATTTAATTAGAAAAGACTTATGAGTAAAGGAAAAACCAGAACAGAAACATCGCAAGAATTGCCAGCATGGCAACAAGCACAATTTCAAGAACTTTTTAGCAGAGCGCAGGGTGCATCAAGACAACCTTTTATACCTTATACAGGTCCAATGGTCGCTGGCTTCTCACCAGACCAACTAAGACAATTTCAGGCTACAAGAGGACTATTTGAGACAGGTATGCAGTTTGACCCAACAAAAGGGTTACAAACATTAGCACAAGAAGCTAGACCTGTTACTGGTCAAGTTGGTTCTTTACTTACAGCTGATATTGGTGCTTATCAATCACCGTATCAACAACAAGTTATAGATGCAACTATGCGAGATATACAGCGACAAGCTGATATAGCAAGAACTGGCGCACAAGAAAGAGCAATCAGAGCAGGTGCTTTTGGTGGTTCACGTTCTGCAATACTGGAAGCAGAGTCACAAAGACCTTTTGCAGAAGTTATGGCAAGAACAGCTGCCGAGCAAAGAGAAAGAGGTTACGGTCAAGCTTTAGGAGCTGCTGAGTCTGATATTGCAAGACAAATGCAAATGGCACAATTTGCTCCAGAGTTAGAACTAAGAGCAAGAGCGCAACAAGCAGGACTGCTTGGTGGCTTACAGGGACAACAGTTACAACAGTTAGGACTTCTAGGAGCAGTAGGAACACAACAACAAGCACTACAACAAAGAGCTATAGATGCTCAAAGAGGCGAGTTCCAAAGAGCATTAGCTTATCCACAACAACAGCTAAGTTTATTACAAGCTGGTTTGGGTACACCATTAATAAGCACAACACGAACAGATTCAGAAAAAGCTGGCGCAGGTGATATTTTATCTGGCATATTTGGACTTTTTAGTTAGGTGATTAGATGAGTATAGGAAAATTACAAAACATGGGTGGTAATTTTGTTTCACGACTTGGTGGTGCTGATATTTTAAAGCAAAATGAATTGTCTAAATTAGACCCACAACAATTAATGTTATATAACCAACAAAAAGAAGCTGCTAGAAATCTTGGTATGCGTGAGCTTTCTGCAAGATTAAGTGATGCTTTTGCTGGTAGGGATGTAGCTGGTAGAGCTGCTGAAAGAAAAGCATTAGGGCAAACTAAAATGCAAAAACCGCCTGTGAGTTATCAAGAATATTTATTAACAGATAACACTCCTACACCAGAAGAATACAGTAGTTTTTTAACTAAAAGTAGTAGTCCTGGAAGTTTGTTGCAAGTAATAGACAGCGGTGGTAATTTTGTTAAAAACATATCAAAAAAAGACGCTCTTGCAAGTACAGAAGATTTAGCAAAACAAGGATACAGAATTACAAACATTCCAACTGGAACTGAAGCAGCTCCTTCAGCTGATATGAGTTTAGAAAAAAGATTACAACCAATTTTAGATCAATACAAAACTGGAACAAATTTAATTAATGAAGTAAACACTCTAGCAAAAAATGTAGCTGAAAATCCTGAAACTGCAAACAAACTGGTTGCAGGTGGAGCTAATGCTATAGAATTTTTAAAATCTAATATTAAAGGATTTGCAAATATAGCGGAAAAAAATAAAGATAATCCAATATATAAACAGTTAAAGGTTTCACAGACATCTTTAGAAGGCACAGACTTTAGCGATAAAATTGCTGAAGTTTCAGGTGGCTCGGCTATTATACAATCACAGATTTTAGATTTAGCTTTTACTTTTGCAGCTGCTAGAGGACAATCAGGAAGAGGTTTATCTGATAGGGATTTCCAAAATGCTTTAGATATTATTTCTAAAGGTGTTAATGCTGAGCAAAAAATCGCTGTCATGCAAGATATTTCTAGAAGAATTACAAACGAATATAATACTACAGTTGATATTGCTAGAAAGTTAAATGTTGGTGACACAGAATTTATTAATAAACTAGAAGAGTTCAAAACCTTATCTCCGTTTGTAAATCCATATACTGCTGCACAAACACAAACACCATCAAGCATTCAATCTATATTAGATAAATATCCACCACAGGGTTAGATAATGGCAACATTAGCACAACTAGAACAGGCTCTTATACAAGCAGACCAAGCTGGTAATGTTGAAGATGCTACCGCATTAGCAAATGAAATAAGAAGATTACAAGCAGAACAAGAAGCGCTTGAAAGCCTAGACACTGGTTTAGAAGAAGAAAGACAACAAGAAAAAAATAAAAGAGCAGCAGATATATTAAGATCAGCAGCAACTGGTGCTGTAAGAGGCATTACTGGTCTAGCAGGGTTACCCAGTCTTTTAGAACAGGTTTCACCAACAAGAAAGACTTTACAATCTATCCCAAGTATAGATCCTACGATAAAATTATTACAAGCAGCACAAAAAACAGGACTAGTGTCTGGAAAACCTGGTTATTTGTTTCCTGAACAACAACAAATTATGAGTGCTGTTGAGAAAATACCAAGCGCAGAGGTTGTTACACAATATGTACCAAAAACTACAGCTGGAGAATATGCAGAAACAATAAGTGAATTTGCCGCACCTGGTGGCTTGTTTGCAAGAGGTCTAAAACCAGCACTTACTGTAACAGGGGTTGGCGGAATAGGTGGAGCTGTACAAGAAACACAAGAACAATTAGGAATGTCTCCACTTGCATCAATGCCATTGACGCTCGCTTCAACTTTAGCGGCTGGTTATGTTTTTAATCCTAGTAGAGCAGCAAGATATGCAAAGGAAGCTATAAAAGATGTATCAGATGAAGAGCTTGCATTAGCTACTGCTGTTGAAAGAAAAGCAAATGAAATTGGTATAAATATAACAGCGCCTGAATTAATAGATAACAAAATACTACAAGGCATTGGTCAAATTGTTTATGGCTCTGAAAAAGGCGGAGACATAATGTACAACTATGTTAAAAATAGACCACAAGAAATTAATAAAGTTGCAGATTCTTTGATGGATGAAATTGTAAAAAATCCTGATAGTGTTAGAAAAGTTTATAAAGACATAGGAACAACGGCAGATAAAGCAATAAAAAATGCAGAACTTGAAAGAAGAATAAAAGCAGAAGATGCTGGTTATATTGTTTCTAATGTAGAAAATTTAGATGAAGCTCAGGTAATAAACGTCTTAGGGCAGATAGACAATGCTATTGCTGGTTTTGCTCAAGGTAGCCCAAACATAAGAAAGTTAGAACAATTAAAGAATAGATTAACTAAAGATGCGGCTAATAAAATACCAGAAACAAATATAAACAAACTAAGTTCTGCTAAAAGAGAATTTGATGAGGCTATCAAAGACTCAAAAACAGGAACAGCTGACACAAGAAGATTTATAGATAAAGAAGGTAGATATTCATTATTTAATGATGATGGAACAGGCATATTAAATAATTTAGATAATCAGTTAAGAACAAATATATCTTATAAAAATGCACAAGATACTTTTGCAAGATTATCTGATGAAATGGTACAACCTGTTTTGGATAATGTTGAAGCCCTAGCAAAAGGCGTAACCCCAGCAAAAATTAAATCGTTCGTTTTTGATCCTACAAAAAATAATGTTAATGACATAAAACAAACATATACAATTTTAAATAAAACAGATAAAAATGCGTTTCCAAATATTGCAAGAACTTATATAGAAAATGCAGCCAACAAAGCTTTTGTTACAAAAGAAGGTGGAGAATCTTTAAAATCTGGTTTTGATTTATATAAAGCATTGGCAGGTACAAAAAATCAAAGAGCTAACTTTAACCAAGTCTTAAAAGGGGTTGCAGATGCTAACGGTGTAAACCCAGATAATTTATTATTAGGATTTGATAAATTTAATCAAGTATTAAAAAGAACTGCAAAAATTGCAAATATTGACAATCCTAGAATACCACCTAATCCAAGAAACCTTCCACAAACAGCGGCACAAGTGGGTTCTTTTATGTGGAGAGTTAAGTTTGCTAGTAGATATGGTGAATATTTACAACAAAAAACTATGCAAGATTTAGCTAAAATTTTTACAAGCAAAAATTCTGTAGAAGAGCTAGTGAAATTAGCAAAGACAGATTTAGCTTCAACAGAAGCTGTTACTAGAGCGATTAATATAATTGCAGTCACCAGACCACTACAAGAATTAGAAAGAGAGCAATATCTACAATCTCTTTCTCAACCTCAAGTACCTATAAGTCCTACAACCCAATAACCTCATGCCACGCCAATCAGAAAGAGTTGGCCGATCTGGAGAATACTTAGTAGCCTCGCTACTTTCTTTACATACCGATACTGTGGTTATTGTTCCGCATAGTGCAGAAGCAGACATCATCTTTGACATTGATAATAAAATATATAAATGCCAAGTTAAAACACAATCTAAAATACAAAACTGTAGGGTGTCGTGGACATATGATTTTAGACGTGGAGCTTATACTAAAGAAAGGTTTTATCACGAAGATGCTATAGATGTTTATGCCTTAGTTGCACTCAAATACCAATCGGTTAAGTTTATGTTTCCACAAGGCTTAAAACAGATAAGTTTTAAAGACGAAGAAGTACAAGCGTGGAACTCGCCAACCAATGTCAAAAACCTATTTAAAGAGCTTCGATGTCAACAGACACCTTAGGTTCTTCATAGTATTTAGCAGAATTAATACCCAAAGATAACAAGTATTCAGCTACCTGGTGTGGTTCTTTCTGCTCACTCTTACAAAAGTTTTTAAACTTTTCTGCAAGATGTTTATTAACATATATTGGTTTTCTTCCGTTTCTTTCATTTAAGATTCGATCATCAAACTCATATAAGTTCATGTTTACCTCATAGTTATAGAGAAACCTCTACAGAATAATCTCCTATATTATTACCCTTTGCATCTGTTCCGTAAACCATCTGTAATTCAAGATCGATAAAGTGTTTAGCTTTTAACAAGTCAGTCACCCTATCTTGTTTCTCTCCTTTATTCCTGGTTATATACTTTAAACAACTACCTAGGTTATAAGACAGGTTATTAGCATATATATAATCAATAGGTTGTATCTTAGTATTCTTATAATGAGTACCAGCTACTTGGTTATTGGTTGCAAGAGCATCTATCTCTTGATCCCATTCCTCTTCATTGCCTAGATTAGTATGTGCATATATAGTTGTATTCTTCATAAATTTCTCCACTTTTTTTTAATAATATTAACATAATTAGTAATATTGTGTTAGTATAAACAAAAATATTAATAAAAGGGAAATTTATGGAAATATTAGAAAAGAATTTTGACATATCTAATACCATTGAAGTTGACGAACTAGCAGAGAGATGGGGCGTCAGCAAGAAAACAATCGACAATAGAAGGTACAGAGGGCAAGGTCCTAACTACTTTAAGATTGGTGGTAAGATTAAATACGATCTTGATGATGTGAAAAGAATGGAACAAGACTCTTATATTTCTGTCCATGGCACACGCTAAGTTAAGTCCGTCATCAGCAAAGATATGGATGGCGTGTCCAGGTATGCCACAGCTACTTGCAAGCATGGATGTAGAATATAAAGTAGGTATACCAGCTGCCACAGGTACATTAATTCACGAAATGGTAGAGACACTACTTAAAGGTAGATTAAATAATCTTACCTTAGAAGAATATTATTTAGATACTATCCACCATGTAGAAGATTTTGATTTGACAGTAGATCAAGAAATGATTGACTGTGCAAAAGTCTATGTAGATTACATTGACAAAAGAATGATGGAGCTTGATGTATCAAGACCATTGATTGAAGAAAAAGTTTATATGCCAGAGATACACGAAGATTTGTGGGGGACAGCAGATGCTATTCTTATTGGTAAGGATATTATAGAGATAATAGATCTTAAAACTGGTAAGTGGGCAGTAGAAGCTGACAATCCACAAATGAGAATTTATGCACTAGGAGCATTGTCAAGATATGGCGATGACTGTACGGTGCAAATGACCATCGTACAACCAAGAGGTTGGCATAAAGATGGTCATATCCGATCATATTCCATATCAGCTATTAATTTAGTTGAATGGGCTTATGAAACTTTGAAGCCAGCTGCTGAAGCTTGCTACGAAGAAATACCCACATACAACTATAGTAAAGACGGTTGCCGTTGGTGTAATGCTAAAGAGGTATGTGATACTTATAAACAAAACCAAAAGGGAGAACAAAATGGTTAAAGAAAATAAAACTGAAACTGTTGAAGAACCAACAATTAAGTTTGCAGATGATGGCGTTGAACACAAAATAAATGATATGCCAGATGAAGCAAAACAATTAATGGCTCGTTGGCAGGAAAAAAAACAAATCAGAGATGAATTTATTATTAAAGCTAATAATGACATTGATGATTTAAACACTCTGTTATCAGCTTATGAGGCTCGTATGAAAAACATATTAGAGCCAGTAGAAGATAAGCCAAAAATAGAGGTGCAGTAATGTCGTTAGCTAATATAAGACAAAAGGCAAAACTAAAACCACCAATTATGGTTTTATATGGTCCTGGCGGTATTGGTAAAACATCTTTTGCTGCAACAATGAATAAAACTATTATTGTGCAAGCAGAGGATGGTATCGGTAAAATTGAGTGCGCTCACTTTCCTGTAGCAAAAACCTATAGTGAATTTGAAGATAACTTGAAATCATTAATAAATGAAAAATCAGAATATAAAACTGTTTGTATAGATAGTTTAGATTGGTTGGAAACATTAATGCACGATCACGTTTGCGCTAAGAACGGTTGGCCAGACATAAGCTCACCAGCCTACGGAAAAGGCTATTCCGCTTGTTTGGAGACCTGGAAGGAATATCTTGGCTTGCTGAATGAACTGCGAGCAAAGGGTTTTACCATCTTGCAGATTGCACACAACGAAGTAAAAAGATATGAAGATCCGTCAAGCGAACCGCATGATAGACACCAAATTAAATTACATAGAAAAGCAGCTGACTTGGTTATAGAACATAGTGATGCTGTATTCTTTGCTAATTACAAGATTGGTACTATCCAAGTAAAAGGTAAGGGTGGTGGTATGACTACTAAACTAAAGCAAGGCGATAGAACTATCTTTACGCAAGAAACACCTGGCTTCCAAGCTAAAAATAGATTTGGCTTAGATGCAGAGATGCCTTTTGATTGGTCAGCAATCAGGGAGCAGATGTTGAAATGAGAGATGGTGAACCTAACGAACATTACTGTGATGACAAACCACAATATGAAGATGGATATTGTAACTATTGTGGAGAGAAAGAAGAGGATTGTTCAGAATATAAATGTTGGATCAAATAAAAAGGAGTAAGAAATGGATTTAACGAATTTTAATGTAGATGCCTCTAATGAAGGCAAGTCAGTTGTTGAGCCAGGTAGACACGTTCTACATTGGCAAGGCGAAGAAGAAGAACTAATAGAAGGTAGAAACGGTTGGCGTGGGTGCAAGATGTACTTTGAAATAGATGGTACAGGCATCAGACTCAATCATACCTTTACTGTTGGTCACGATAATCCTAAGTATGTTGATAGTGGTGTTAAATCAATGCTACTTATGGCGCAAGCGATGGGATTGAAAGAACCACCAAAAGATACATCAACTGCCTTTATGGGTAAAAGTGTATCAGCTGAATTGGTCAAAGATGAGAATGGTTATCTTAAAATTAATGAAGATTGGGGTAGAACTTGGCAGGCAACAAATGTAAAGCCAGAACCTGTCAATGACAATATACAAACTGGTCCGTCAGAATCAGATTTAGCAGCGATGGGAACTACGACTGTTGATGATGATGACGATGCACCATTTTAATTTTGATGGTAAAAATAGGCCTACGCTGTGTGCATATTGTAAAGCACCAGCTGGGCCACTTCTCTACAAAGATGGAGAAAACTGGCTTGGAGCGTGCTGTATGGCTCATTTAAAAAAGATTGGTAAGGGAGAAAGACTACCAAACAAAGCACAACTAAATGACAAGGGGATAGAATATTCCATAGCACAAACCAAAGATATATATTTAGAACTAGCAAACAAAGAAGATCAGAAGCCTTTACATAAATGGGAGAGGGCTAACAGAAAAAAAATCTTCACTACTATTGTTAGGGAATATCTAAACTGGGCAAATGTGCAAGCGCAGTTAGATGATGAGAGAGCTGCAAATGGATTTAACAAAGTACCTGAAAAAGGACATACTCTATAACGACTTAGGCTTTAGCACAGGTAAGAGTACAAACGATTTAATAAACGAGATGCAAGCACAAGGATTGCTTGTAGACTTTTTAGAAATTACTGGCGAGATAATACGAGTACCAGTAAAAGCAATAGGCGGTAAACCAGATACAGGCGGTCAAAAATCTGGTTATTATGCAATCAACCAGGTTGGCGGACATATGTTCTGCACTTATGGTAATTGGAAAACAGGTTTTGAGGGTAAGTGGTCAAGCATAGATACTAACCAACTTAGCATTGTAGATCGTCAAGAATTACAAAAACAAATGGAAGAGGCTAGTGCTAAGTCTCGTAAAGTAAGGCAACAAAAACAAGATGAAGTTGCAGTTGAGGTACAAGAACGATTTAAAATTTGCCACGAAGCCATTGACCATGAATATCTCACGAATAAAAAAGTTAAAAGTTATGGGTTGAAGCAATTAAATGGAAGGTTAATTGTTCCTGTGTATTCTACTACAGGTCAACTTCGTTCTCTACAATACATTGATAAAAAGGGAGAAAAAAGATTTGCTTCAGCGTCAGAAATTAAAGGTAATGTATTTTTAATTGGTACAACACTTACCGAATTACCAAAGATAGAAAAATTAATTTTAGTAGAAGGCTACTCTACAGCTGCAACAGTTTATGAAGCTACCAAGATTCCTGTAGCGTGCGTATTTAGTGCCAACTTCTTGTTGGATGCAGCCTCTAAATTACGTGCGCTGACAGGTGCTAGATTTATTCTTGCACTTGATAATGATGAAAGCGGTGTTGGAGAAAAGAAAGCGCAAGAGTGCGCAAGTGCTGTAGTTAATTGTGCGGTGCGTTTACCTAGTGAAATTGGAGATTTTAACGATTTATATTTACGTCACGGTTTAGATAAAGTTAGAGCTGAACTTGTAGAACATAAACTAGGCATACAAAAATATGCGGTGCGTAATCTTGTAGGTAAGCCAGAGCCACAAAAGTTTTTAGTTGAAGGTCTAATTCCCATTGGTAAGCCTGGAATTTTAGCCGCCGTAGGTGGAGTCGGTAAGTCACTAAGTGTCATACAGCTAGCGTTAGCGGTGGCGTGCGGAGGCAGGTGGTGGGGTAAAGACGTTAAAGAAAGAGGTAATACTGTTATATTTTGTGCGGAAGATGATTTAATGGAAATACATAGACGGCTCGACTTGCTCGATCCAAAGGGTAAGCGATTTAACTCCTCTCATGAAGTCTATGTATTTCCTGTTCCAGAACAAAAAGAGCCGATGATACTGTTACGAGAAGAAGGTATTACACCTATAGCGCAGGAGTTAGTTGAAGAGCTGCAAGCCATACCAAACTTAAAGCTTGTATGTTTTGATCCTTTACAAGCATTTACAACTGGTAATGTATCGAGCAGTAACGAAGCAGGCCAACTTTGGGGAAGTTATTGTGCCAACATATCAGCGCGTCTTGGTTGTTCTACGCTTACTATTCATCATCTTAATAAAGGCGCACTAGCGAATGATAGCGATGATGCTATGAGCCATAGAGCAGAGATAAGGGGTGCAAGTAGTATTACCGACAGCGTGCGGTGGGCGATAGCTATGTGGCTTGCGAGCGTGGAAGATTGTGAGCGTATCTGTGAAGAACAGCGTGTGAAGTATGAGCGCATGAACGTAGTAAAAGCTGCTCTAGTTAAATCTAATTCTGGTAATGTTGACTACACTACCAAAACATTATTTAGGAAGGATGGAGTGCTTGAACCATTAGAAGAATTACAAAATCCTATGAATTTATATGACCAATTTTAAACAAATCGTTGGGAACTTTAGGGACATACTAGGGAAGCAGAGGGACAAACTATACCCTCAGATGCCCAACACACGACACTCAGATGCCCATATATCCATTACCATAAACATGGTAATAAGAAGAGCAAACCCCTTGAGGGGGTTTAGCTCTTCAGGGAGTAAGTTTTAAGATGCGAAGATTCGGACACATTGACAAAGCGCACTGGTGGATTACCGCTCACGCGCAGGCGGAGGAAAAGAACGCGTTAGTTCCAATCGCGCTTGCGCGCAAGGAGGGAGACTTTTCGCGCGTGCGCCAGATAGTTTGGCATTGGTATCGTAGCGAAGTCGCAGGCAATGAGGAGCTGTCGATGACTGCTCGCTTTGTTGGTTGGGCTTTGTGCGAGCGTTGGCGGTATGAAACCTGGAGTAGTCACGATGCGATTAGTTAT